CAAGTATCTGTCAGAAGAAGACACCTTCACGATGCTCGGCAACGTGCATATCGAGATCGTGGAGCACACCGAACGCGCCGACCGTCCGGAAATGGAGAACTAAGATGCCCCACTATCAATGGGAATGCGTGAAGTGCGCAACGAAGAAAGACCTGCTCTGCAAGATGGAAGAACGCCCCAAAGACATGGGGTGCCCCGTGTGCGGGGAAACGATGGAGTGGGTGCCTCAACACAACGGCCGGGCGTTCAGGGGTCAGGGATGGACACCCAAATTTGGATCCCAGTAAACTCGAAGCCATTGTGCGGGAGCACCTACGGAACATGGATACGATCTTCGCCGACTGGCGGCAAGTGTGCCGTCAGCACGGATGGAAGAGCGGGTTGAAGGGAGACTAAGATGGGCATGTTCGACTATGTCAACTACGAAGCGCCGTGTAGGAAGTGCGGCCATATCCTCACCGTCGATAACTTCCAGACCAAAGATCACCGTCAGCTGTTAGCGGTGGTTAAACCCAAGAAGATTAAGAACTTCTACACCTCGTGCCCTCAGTGCCTCACTTGGAACGAGTATACTGTGAAGATCAAGATCAAGATCAAGCAAGTCAAACCACCAGCAGATGAGGTCACAGATAATGAATAGTCCACTCGGAAACACTTTTATCAGCGAAATCCAGCTCCATGACAAGTATGCACGGTGGGTGCCAGACAAAGAGCGCCGGGAAACCTGGCCCGAAGTCACGGACCGGGTCATCACGTTCCTCCGCTCGATCCCAGAGGCGGCGAGTCTTCCTGCGCCCACCTGGGAGGCCCTGTCCCAGTCGATGCTCGATAAAGAAGTCTTGCCCTCGATGCGGATTGTCCAGATGGCGGGACCCGCACTGGAACGCTGCCATGTCGGTGCCTACAACTGTGCCTACACCACCCTCTCGGGTCCGCGTGACCTGTCGGAGCTTCTGTATATCCTGATGCAGGGCACCGGTGTGGGCTACAGCGTGGAGCGCAAGTATGTGGACCAGTGGCCCCACCCCAAGGTCGCCAAGGCCATGGGCCAGGACTTCACCTACGACGTCGAGGATAGCACCGAAGGCTGGTGCGATGCCTTCCGCGAAGCCATCGAGGCGGCGATGAACAGCCGCGACGTGCGGTTCAGCTACTCGAAGATCCGGCCCGAAGGGGCGTGGCTCCACACCAAGGGCGGCCGAGCGTCGGGGCCCGAACCCCTGAAGCAGCTCCTCGATAAGACCTCGGAGATCATCCGCGCCCGAGCGGGTCAACGCCTCCGGCCCATCGACATCCACCGCTTGGCCACCATGTGTGGCAGTATTGTCCAGGTGGGCGGAGTCCGTCGAGCCGCAGAGCTGGCCCTCTTTGACGAGGGCGATCCGGAGATGACGCACTGCAAAGAAGGAGAATTCTGGAATGAGATGCCCGAACTCGCGATGGCCAACAACAGTGTCGTGGCCACTGGGCCTGTGGTCGACCGTCATCTGTTGCAGTGGATGGCTCAGCTTTCTAGCACAGGGTCCGGAGAGCCTGGCATCTTTCGGCGTGATGGTGTCGTGCCTGCTCGTCGGGTGGGGACTCATGATTATGGTACCAATCCCTGCGGCGAGATCATCCTCCGACCCCAGCAGTTCTGCAACCTCAGTGTCGCCGTCGCCAGACCCAACGAAACCCTCCAGAGTCTGACGCGGAAGGTCACGCTGGCCGCTGTGTTGGGGACACTACAGAGCTGTCTCACGACGTTCGCCTATCTCGGTCCGTCGTGGAAGGTCAATTGTGACGAGGAGCGATTGCTGGGCGTCGACATCACCGGGGCGTGTGATTGCCCCCTGCTGACCAACCCAGACACCCTAGGCGACGTTCTCCAGCTGCTCCGAGAGCAGGTCGTCCGGGTGAATGTCACGACGGCGGCATTACTGGGCATCCCGGTCTCAGCGGCCGTCACGTGCAACAAGCCCAGCGGCAACAGCGCCCAGTTCCTCGACACGTCGTCGGGGATCCACGCCCGCTATGCCCCCTACTACCTCCGGCGCTTGCGCATCCAGGCCCGGTCTCCGCTGGCCGAGCATCTGCGAGGCCTGGGGCTGCCGGTCTACCCGGAAGTCTCCCAGGGGACCTTGGATGAGGCGAGGACGTGGGTTGTGGAGTTGCCCGTCAAGTCGCCCGACGGGGCCATCGTCCGGGAGGACATGAGCGCGGTGGACCAGCTCAGCTACTGGCTGATGTGGAAGCAGCACTGGACCGAACACAACCCCAGCTGCACCATCTACGTCCGGCCCGACGAGTGGGTCAGCGTCACGGCCTTTCTGAGACTCCATTGGCAGCACATCGGGGGGCTGAGCTTCATGCCCAAGGATGACCACACCTACGCCTTGGCGCCGTATGAGGAAATCTCCGCGGAGGTCTACGAGTCTCAGGTGGCGTTGCTGCCCGAGCGGCTCGACTTGGGGTCGATTGTCGAGGTCGCCGATTTCACCACCATCAACCAGGAATACGCTTGCACCAGCGGAATTTGTGAGGTATAATCTGAAGATGACCTACCAACAATTCGAGGCCTTGCTGATTGGGAAACTGCTGGTCCGGGGTGAACACCCCGGCGCCATCGACGTGAGCAAGAAGACAGCCCAAGAGTTGTTCCCACGGGAGTACGCGGCCAATAAGAGTCAGAAATCTCGTCGGGTGCGTCTCACGACACGCCAACCCAACACCGCGGTATGGATGGACTTAAATCACAAGTCCAAAAGTATCCACTTGTGGTATCCTAACAGGGCCGAATGGGAAAGGGTCGATTTGGAAGAATAATATGCTAAATACCATGGGTAAAATCTGGGATCCACAGATCCTCGTCGTCACACCTCAGCGCGATCTCCGCCACCCGATGTGGCAGAAGATGTGGGAGCGGGCCGGGTATGACCCATCGACCGTGAATGTCTTGCCATTGGAGCAGTGGCCCCAGACCGGACCGGGCGTCCGGCCGGTAGGGCCAGACATCCACACCGTGATCACGATGGGCGAACTGGGATTGAACACCGTGCTGCAGTCCCAGGACCTCTTTCGATGGCGCGGCCGTACCCAGATGGTCTACACCTGGGGACTGCCCGTCGTGGTGCTGCCGACCTTGCGGGTCACCTCGCTGTTACCGGCGTCGGCGCCGGACAATGGGGCCGTCGGGTCACAGCTCCTCAATCGACCGGCCCGGTTTCAGGGCGTGTGGATTCGGGACGTCCAGTACGCGGTCCAGAACGCCGGGTCGTTTGTCCGGCACAAGGACAACTACTTGCTGGACCCGAAGTCCCCAGCGCAGTGGAGCCAGTGGGTCCGGGATGTCTTGGCCAACCCGGCTCAGTTGAGCTTCGACATCGAAACCCAATACACGCCGAGAGGTAAGCAAAGTGAAGAAGAAGATAGCGACAAAGCCCCCGAAGGGGCACTCCTCCGCTGCTCGTTCAGCAACGCCATCCACACCGCGTCGTCCATCCCGTGGAACGCCGAGTTCCTCCCGGGGATCAAAGCCCTCCTCACCTCCAGTCTTCCAAAGCTGGGATGGAACTGTGCCGCTTTCGACGTGCCTCGACTTTATAGCGAAGGCATTGAAGTTGGAGGTGTGGTGCGAGACTTCCAAGACGCGTGGCACGTCCTCGAATCTGATCTACCTAAGGGACTCGAATGGGTCAGTAGTTTCTATACACCACTGGCCCCGTGGAAGCATCTTAGTGACTCCAACATGGCCCGCTATGCCGCCATCGATGCCGATGCAGCCCTTCAGAACGCTGTTGGCATAGAGAAAGACCTCAGGGCCTTCGATCAGTGGGACCTGTTTGAGCGGCACACCACCACCCTGATGCCCATCCTGGCCCGAGCGGGGCGTCGGGGCAACCTGATCGACCTCGGCTACCAGTCCATCCTCAAGACCGACATGGAGGGCGAGAAGGAACGCCTCGCCATCTCGGCCGACAGTCTGGTCCCGATGGCCGTCAAGCCCACCAAGCGGGTCATGTCAGAACCCGAGCCTGAGACTCCCCATGTGGTGGTGTATGTGAACGCCGAAGTCAAGCAGTGTTCGGTCTGCTTGGCGGTGATCGAGAACAAGACGACCCACCTCAAGGGCGGCAAGAAGAACCCCTGCCATGGGGCGATCATCGCCAAGATCCCCGGCGTGAAGCCCGCCTATGACGTCTATCAGCCCTTCAACATGGGCTCGTCCGACCAGCTGCAGTCCTACGCCAAGCACTTCAAGCACCCGATGGGCAAGGATCCCAAGACCAAGCAGCCCACCATGAACAAGGCCCACTTGGAGAAACTGCGCGACAAGGTCGGCGTGGACCACCCGGTGTACGGGATGGCCCTGGAGTACTCACGGGTCGCGAAGACCTTGAGTACCTACATGTATCTGCCCGACGACCTGGGGCTGATCCACACCACCTACGTCAATGCGCCGTCGACGTGGCGACTGGCGTCTCGGAACTACAATCTGCAGAATGTGGGGAAACGTGAATCCAATAAGTGGGCCAAGAAGGCCCGGCGGCAGATCATCTCGCGACCCGGCTACACCTTTGTCCAAGCCGACTCCACCAGTATTGAGGCGGTGGTGGTCGGGCATCTCATCGACGATCCCGTGTTTATGCAGGTGGCCAAGAAGTCTATTCACGCCTACTTGGTGTGTCAGGAACTGGGCTTGGCGTTCACTGATGAGACGATCAAGCAGGTGAAGGACGACTACCCCGATCTCTACAACCAGTTCAAGACCGCCGTCTACTTGCTCCTCTACGGGGGCAACCCCTACCTGATGCACATGACCAACACCAAGCTGTTCCCCACCCTGAAGTCGGCACAGGAGATCCAGGACAAGATCTACCGTGTGTTGCCGAAACTGCAAGCGTGGCAGGAACGGATCCGGGAACAGGCCAAGCGGGAGTGTGTCCTCCAAAGCCCCTACGGCTACCGGCACAAGTTCTTCGACGTCTATACCTTCAAGCGGGACGAACAAGGGACCATCCAATACGATGACGAGAACAAGCCGATCATCAAGCTGGGGGCCGACGCGAAGCGGGCGCTGGCGTTCATCCCCCAGAACTGCGCGGGCGGGTTTGCCCGGGACAATCTGGTCCTGATCGGCCAATCGAAGTGGGCCGACTACATGCCCCCGAACGTGAGTGTCCACGACTCCTACTGTCTGGAAGTCCCGGATGAGATGGTCGACGAATGTGCGAAGTTTCTAGTTGACATTCTGACCCGACCTGTGCTAGAGTTAGGGAACCTGCAAATCGGCTGTGAGGTCGAGGCAGGCCGGAATTGGGCCGCGTGGAGCCCCGACAATCCACTGGGAATGAAGACCATGATGAAAGTCGAAGCGTAAATGAGAGCCGCCCTTTTACTCGAACAACTGATACAGAAGCTGCGGGACGCCAAGGTGCCCGCAGCCCTGATCGCCGAAGTGATGCAGTTCTACAAGACCACCTACGGGGAAGCCTACGAGGATGGCAAGTGTGACTGCGAAGAAAAGCAGATGAACAAGGAGAATGATGATGCCTAACAACCCCCACTTCTCTGGGCTCTTGGCCGACATGGCCGCTCTGCATGACCAGAAGAACCATGACATCGTCGGCAACCTCATCGCCGAGGTGCTGGAAATGCAGGGCCTGGAGCCCTCGAAGCGGAACTTCGAGGACAAGTATCTGTCAGAAGAAGACACCTTCACGATGCTCGGCAACGTGCATATCGAGATCGTGGAGCACACCGAACGCGCCGACCGTCCGGAAATGGAGAACTAAGATGCCCCACTATCAATGGG